GAACGGCAGATACACATCGTCAATCGGGATGAACTCTGACATGGGACGCTTCCACTGAGCGTTCCACATGAACTTCATATACTGGCCACCACCGAGCGGGAGCTGGGTGCTGAGCTGTTCCAGCTCGCCACGGAACTCAACCATCTGCTCAGTCGTCTGCCAGTTCATAAAGTCGGCCTTGCGGCGACCCTTGGCGATCTTCTCGTTGTCCTGAATGCCAAGAACCTTGCTTTTGACAGGGCCACCGGGCGGAAACACTTCTTTCATGAAGCGCGCAGAGAAATCCACGCATGCTTCAACGAGCATGGGGTGAACGACTTTGTTCGCGCCCTGAAACTGCGCGCCACCGGGTGCGTCATCCCCCAGACCAGTGCGGCGCAGGCCCTCTTCATACTGCTTGTCGCGCTTCTCGCGGGCTTCCTTGTCCTTGTCGATCTTGTCGAGAAGGTCGTTGACCGCCTCGCGCAGCATCGCAGGATCAACCTCGTCCGCGATGTTCTGGAAATGCTCAAGGTGAACCTTCTCGTCCACCTCATTGTCGAGATGGATGATAGCGCCGCCGTCTTCCGTGTCTTCGACCTCGTTGAACTCGTCCTCAAGACGCACAACCTCGCCGGGGTGGAGATCGTCGTCTTCCTGCATGGTCTCAGGCATTAGTTCACTCCACGGATCTGAGCGGCTATCGCGTCGATCTCATCAGGGTTGTAGACAAGGTTATCATTGGTCATTGTTCGTGGCGATACAGAACCGCCCATTGCATAGCCGGGATCAGCGTATTTCTGAAACAACGTGTCGAGATCCGCCGCTTCAGTCGCGCCGGAGTCTTGGACCGATCCACCACGAGCAAACGCCGTCTGCCCGCCCAAGATCGCCTCGCGCATCTTGGGGGTGATGGTGAGGGAGGGGACTTCAATTCCAAGATCTGACATAGATGGATGCTGGCGTATTTCTGCGCCAGCCAGTCCTCGCCCGTTTCCAAAATCTGCAACATACTGCGAAGCTTGCTGCTCGCTTGAGAAAGAACGAATAAAATTTCCATCTCTGTCATAGACGCCAAATTCTGCTGGAGCGCCTTTTGACGAAACAATTTTATCCCGCCCGATCTTCGCCTCCGGGTCGAGTTTCTTCACCAGCTTGCTCAACTGGTTCGGCACGATCTTGTCGTAGTAGCCTTTCATGCCGGAACCGCCGACTTCAAGGTCAAGACCCTCAAGCGTTTTGTGGTTACGTCCCCGATAAGCTTTGCCTTCGTCTTCAACTATCTTCTGAGCAACCTCTTTCCCAAGATAGTCTTCAAGTTCTTTTGCTGTAAAAGTGTCTTTGGGGAGATCAATGCCCTCGCCATGCTTGTTGGTGATGCCAAGACGATAGGCATCATCGCCTTCGCGCATGTAGTCGATTGAGTTGATGTGGTTAGTGAGCTTATACCGCTTCGCCTGCTCCGCACCCGGCGTCCAGACAAGCTTGTCATACCCGCCTTCAGCCGCCTCACGCAGGGCGCGCTTCAGGGCGAGGTCGGTCCATGCCTGCGTGTTGGTGACGTAGGGGCCGTGTGGGATACCAGATGTTTGTTGATCTATAGCATTGGCGTAAATGTTGTTTTCTTCATTAGCGTCAGCAACATTGTAGCGTTTGCGAAGCCGATCAATAAGGTTGTCATATTCTTCAGGCGAAATTTTAGACGCAGAGTTTGCCCAAACATCTAGATCTGGGTCCAATCCCTTGGGAGACTTAAACCCCTCCTTCTTCCCCTTCTGCCCCCAGTCAGACTGGATCTCCTCAACATGCAAGATCTTCTCACCGTTCGGGCCGGTGCGGTCAGCCATGCGAAGATGCGCGAGGACGTTGGGGTCGTCCCAGTGGGAGGATTGAAATCTTGTCGGCTCTTTCCCTGCCCACAAATTTTCTTTAGCCCAGTCAATGTACTGTTCTTGCTGCCTAATTGGCAATTCTTCCCATGCAGGATCGCCGCCCTTCCGTTCAAAGGTTTCATAATTTGTCTTGGCGATTTCAGGCAAATCCATCTGCTGTTCTTTTTTCAACTTCAACAACACCTCGCGGTAGTTCTCGCCGCCGGGGAGGGTGTATTGACCGAATTTGGTGGGGGCATTGGCATCATTGTAAGCAAGGCGACCCGCATCAGATTGTTCATTGATATACCGTTTGGCGTCAGCATACTCGCGCGCCATTTGACGAAACTCTGGTGGGTATAGATCAGGATTAAACTCCCCGCGCTGCAATGCGGCGCTTGTCAATCCCGCATCTGCTAATGCTTCTTCGTGTCGATCAACGGTTTCCCAAGCTTTAGCAATGTCGCGGTTTTTCCCGCCCAACACCGTCTCCTCAATCTGCGGCATTTTCTCCTTGAAGTGCGCAGCGATCTCATCGCGGGTCACGCTGGGGCGAGCCGCCCAATCTTCGCCCAGCACCAACGCACGATCCATCTCGGAGCGCATGGTGCTGCTGATGTTCTTGAACTGGCGCTCAGCCGCCTTGAACTCAGGCGTCCCCGGCTCCAGCCCTTCCATCGCCCTCTGGGCCTCTGCGACCTTTGGGGCGAACTCGGATTCAATCTTCAAACGCGCTGCGGCGGTCGCCGCCTCGTCAGCGAACCCAGCGGCATACATCTCGTCAGGCTTCACGCCATACTTCTGGAGCATTCCGGCAAACTGCTCCGGCGTTCCCTTCGCCTGCTGCAATCCCGCCGCCGTCTCAGCGCCGTGGCTGTAGAGACCCATCGACGACAGCTCACGCGCAGCAGCCCTCTCAGCCCCCTGCGCGACCTTCCCAGCCACACGCGCTCCCATCCCAATGCCGGGAATCGCACCAGCCGTCGCCAAGCCGTAGAGCTGCCGCAGCGTGTTGGCCTTGCCCGTGTCGCCCTCGGCCTCGGCCTTTTGCAGATCGCCATAGAGGTGCTTGGCGTCATAGGCCGAGATGGCCTCGCCAACGCCGGGAATGAACCCGCCAACTGTCTTGGCGAACTCGGTTGGGCTGCTCATGGCCTGATCTGCGAAGGCACCGCCCACACGGCGAATGTCCTCGGCCATCCGCTGCGACGGGTCGGGCTTCTTCGAAGTCTCAGCAAGGTATCGAGCAATGGACGATGGAACGTCACCGATGCCCGCCGCCGCCTGCCTGATGGGCTCGCCCACCGCTTGGCCCATCTGCCCGGCCCCGATGCTCGCAGCCTCTATAGCGCCATAGCCCGGCATATCGCGGTAGTCGGTGTTGTCACCAATGACGATGTTGCCCAGCTCGTCGTAGACGGGACCGCCCTCTGCAAACCGCCGCTGCATCCCGCCACTGATCTGCGTGGCCCTGCGCTGGGGATCGTGCATGGCCTGCACGTTCCAGTCGTCGCCGCCTATGCCAACGCCATAGCTGCGCTGCCCGCCCGGCCCCTGCGCCAAGATCGCTTGCAAGCGAGCGCCGACATCGGCGGGGTCGAGGTTCAGGGTGAAGCTGTGCTGGCCCGGAGCGCCACGCGCAGGCGCCCGGCCATACTGGTAGTCAACAGGTCCAGCCTTCGCGTTCAGGCCCACATTGACAGGCTTGCCGGTTTCGTCCGCAGTGATCCGCGCACCGCCAGAGAACGGACCCATGCCAACATTGACACCGCCCGATCTGCTCTCGGCCTGCTCGCTTGCCCAAGCCCTTGGAACCAGCGCCTGTTCGCCAGACACCTCGGGGCGAGCAGTCATCGGCCCCTCAAACCGGCTCAACCCTCGCGGCTGCTCAGACGCGAACGCCACCTCAAGCTGGGCCATCAGTTCGCGGTAGTCGGGGGCGTCGTCAGCCATCGTGAGCCTCACACTGCATAGGGATTGACATGTTCGCGCTTCGCAGGGCGGCGCTCGTCAACGTCTTTTGCGCGTGGCAGCTCGAACCACGAAGCGTCCTTTAGGTAGATGATCGCCTGCGTGAACGTGTCCACATAGTCGTCATGCTCTGCCACTGGAAACTTCGATAGCTGACGCAGGAACGCGCCAGCCCAGCTCACCGGATGCCCCTTATTCTTAGTCGACTCCGGTATCCAGATCAAGCCTAGCTCCAGCGTCGGGGCTGCCTGATGGGCGCGGGACACCTTGTCGGCATTGCCGGGGTTGTAGCCGATGGCCGGGACACGGGCGAGGCGCATGTCCTGAAGCAGGCTCTGGCCGCTGGCCTTGGCTTCGACCAGCATCCGGTCGGCCCGCCGAGCCCGGCTGTAGGGCGAGTCCTTCGTCATGCCGCCGTACTCGGTGGCCCAGTCCTTGATGACGCGGGCGCGCAGATCCGGGTAGGACAGATGCTCGTCCCATGCGTCGATCAGCATAGCGTTGCGCTCGCCCTCATGGGTGAAGACCCCCCAGACCGTGCATGCGGTCGGGTCGCCGGTCGTCTTCTCGGTGAAGGCGCAGTCGTAGGACTGGAGGATGAACTCGAACGGCGGCAGGCCCTTCTCGGTCGGCCATAGCTCGAAGCAGTCGGTCTTGAGGATGCCGCCCTCGGCAGGCGCTGGCTCCTGCTGGAGCTGGCCTGCGGTGCCGTAGGCTCCGAGGCTGTTCTTGAGGTTCGTGATCTCCTTGTCCCCGAAGCGGTCGGGGCAGATCAGCTCGCCCTTCTTGCGGCGAGGATCGTAGACGCCGAGCGAAGTGCGGCGAACCTTCCC